AAGCTGTGAGGCAGGGCATCATTGCCAGCATCCTTGGGATGTCCGCAATGATTGCCAGACTGCTGATGAGCACGGACAAGGCCAGCCTGGGATACATTGCCAGGAGCTCAGTGGCTGCCGGACTCACTGCCTATTTTGTGAACCAGGCCAGCAAGTCCTATGTGGAGCAGGAAAATCTAAGAGTGTTCATCTGTGGGGTGGCTGGCTTTGCCTCACCGGAAATCCTGTCTTATGGTCTGGCCTGGCTGAAGGCCAAGATGCAAGGCAAGGTGGCTGAAGCCCAGGCTGGCATCAGTGGTGGCAAGCGCAAGAAGACCGGAAAGGGGAAGAAGAGTGGCAAGTGATAAGCACCAGGCTGACAGCTTCAATCCCCACAATCTGCTGGTGGCTGTGGTGGGGTGCATCCTTATCAGCAGCCTGGCCTCACTGACTGTCTATCTCACTGCGGACTTCATCCTGCAAAGTTTCCGGAGCACTGATGCAATGGTGCTTCTAATCACACAAGAGCCAGGCAGGGGCATTGCCTCTGATGATGCCACCCTGGAGAGAAATCTGAACAGTGCCACAGCTGCCCTGGTAGCTTGCAGGGACATTGCCCTGGGTCTGGCCATCAGCTGCGCACTGATCTTCACTGCCCTGGTGCTGAAGTGGTCTGGCTTGAGCAAGCACATCAACCGGAAAGGATGAGCACGATGGCCAGGACTAAGAAGAAGTTTAAAGTGGTGGAGACTGATCTGACCAAGGAAGACTGCTGGGGTGAGGCAGAGCCATTGGGTGGCAATCGTTATGAGCTGCGCATTGACCCTGCCCACAAGACTGAACGCAGCCGGATGAATACCCTGGTGCACGAAGCTCTCCACATTGGGGATATGGAAAAGCTGAGTGAGGCCAAGGTGAGGCACTTGACTGCTGTGGTGGTGGAAGCCCTATGGCGGGAAGGATACCGGAGGGTGAGGCTTTAGGGCTTGCCAGGGGTGTCCTGGCTTGCTGGCCTTCCAGACCCCTATGCCACCCAGACCCAGGCCAAGAGCCAAGCCAGCCCTAAAGAAGCCCCAGAAGCCAAGCCAGGGGGTAAAGAAGGGGCATCCTGTGGGGACTCCTGGGTGGAGGGCTGAGAAGCTGGCCAGGCTGAAGCAGAGGCAGCTGGATAGGCTGGCCTGGAAGATCACCAGGTGGGGTGCTAATCGTTTGAAATAATTGTTTGACAGGTGGGGTGGCTGGGGTGATGCTCGGTGAGTAATCCAAACCTATGACCACCAAGACTGACTCCTACAAGCGTGCCTCTGAGCTCTTCTATCTGGCTGACATTGCCAAGAAGAATGGCCTTCCCACCCTGCACAAGATGCTGATGGCTGAGCACAATCTGATGCTCTCCAGACTTAATGCCAAGTGATCCTTGGCTTTAACCTTCACCCATAATCCGCACACATATGACAAACGCAAAGCCCACTGCCCCTGCTGACCGGACTGATCTCAAGACCTGGACAAAGGAGCAGCTTGATTATGCTGCCCCCTTCTGGGTGGCCAAGCTGGAGCAGCAGCTGCTCTCTGACCTGGCTCTGGTGGCCTACACCCAGCCTGGCACTCAGCTCCACCTGGATGCCATCAAGCTCCGGTGCAAGACCCAGGAGCAGCTGGACTATTGGAAGCTGATCTGTGCTGGTGTTGGCATTTACAGGGTGCTTCCCCATTCCCTGCGCACTCACCACAGGAATGGCAGCACGGCCACCCACAGGGGCACTCCGGCCAGGAGACACACCAAGGTGGGCAATTGGGACAAGACCCTGGGACTCTGGGGCTAATCACCACCACCATCTTCCTGCTATGAAAACACACAAGACCCACACCACCCAGCCAGCTAAGACCACCCTGGCTGAAGCCCAGGCCAATTACTTCAAAGGGATGACTGTCCTGGCTGTTGGCTTCTCCTGCATCATCCTCCTGGCTGTGATCCTCAACAGCCTCACCAGCCGCAAGTCCTAAGCCAATGGACTCAATCAAGCCAATGCTGGCCACTGCTGTCTCTGACCTGGGCAAGCTGCACTATGACAAGATGTGGGCAATTGAGCCCAAGCTGGATGGCATCCGTGTCCTGGTGACTGCTGACCCTGTGGCCAAGTCCGTCACCTTCCAGACCAGGAATGGCAATCCCCTGCCCAGCCTGTTCAAGCTCAGCCCCCTCTTCCTCAAGCTGGCTGAGACTGTTGGCAATGCTGTCACCTTTGATGGTGAGGCCACAGCTGGCAGTGACTTCTTCTCCGGTGTAGGCAAGCTGACCCAGAAGAAGGAAGCATCTGATCTGGCCATCGTCACCTTGTTTGATGTGCCCTGGGTAGAAGGCTGGGGCGCAAGCAGTGAAGTGCCTTATGCGTTGCGCAGGGAGTGCCTGGAAAAGATGTTCAATGATGCTGGCCTGGTCTGGAATGAAGGCCAAGTCCGGCTGATCGAGCTCATCAACACCATCACCACCTGTGAATTGGTGGACACCTGTGAGACTCTGCTGGCCGAAGCCCAGGACGCAGGATGGGAAGGGCTGATGGTCAAGGATGTGGATGCCCCTTATTGCTCTGGCCGTAGGTCTAAAGCCTGGATTAAGGTCAAGGGCAAGCAGACCTATGACTGCCGGGTGGTGGGCTTCCAGCCTGGCAAGGGCAGATATGATGGCGCAGCTGGTGCGCTCCTGGTCAGCTACCAGGGCAAGACCATAGCTGTGGCTGGTGGCCTCACTGATGCCCAGAGGCAGGACATCTATGATCACCCAGAGAATTGGGTGGGCAAGACTGCTGAAGTGGAGTGCCAGCAGCTCACCCCTTCTGGCTCTATGCGCCACCCATCCCTGGTCTGCATCAGATGGGACAAGTGACTTTCACCCACACATAACAATGCCCAAGATGAACAAGGATAAACTAAAGACCACACCCAATGGTGAGCTTGTCAGCCCCAAGCTCTATGCACGATTGATGGCCTTCAAGCCTGTCATTGAGCAAGCCAATGCTGAAAGGCTGACCAGGCCAGACCTGGCATCCAGGCTGATCCTGGAAGGCTTCCCAATGTCTGAGCTCACAGCTTACACCTATGTCCGGATGCTGGGGATTGAGTGGCATCACAAGCAGCCCTATCGTCACAAGGTTTCCAGGGACAAGCTGAAGAAGATTGTGCCTGGGCTGCTGAAGAAGGGTCTGCCCATCCATCTGATTGCGCCCAAGGTGGGCTGCTCAGTCTCAACTGTTAATCGTTTCATAAGGGAATATCAGCTGGTGGAAGATGATAAGAAGATTTGCCCCAAGAATTATCTGCCCAGACAATGAGCGCATCCCTTATGAGTAAAGACCTGGCCACCTGGCAGATGAGCTGCATCCTTGAAGAGCTGTATCACATCAATGACCGGGTGATCCAAGGGGACTACACAGAGAGGGGTGGCCTGGCCAAAGCCAAGAGCTTCCTGGCTGACCACAAGGCCAGCTTGTCCAGCCTTCCTGGGATGGTGGAAGCCTGGGTGGATGTGTCTGTGGCCTATGGTGGCTTTATCCAAATCTCCTGGCGGTTTGTCTGGAATGATGGTGAAACCCAAAGGGGCAATTGCGTCCCTGTCCGCAAATGAAAGCAGCCCTGCTGATCCTTATGGCCAGCACTTCCTTTGGCGCAGTGACCCCTCAGCTCATTGAGCAGATCATTGCAATCGAGTCCTCCGGAAAGGCCAATGCCAGGGGTGATGGCGGCAAGGCCAGGGGCTGTGCCCAATTCCACTATGCAGCTTGGCTGGATGTCACCAGCTGGAGGAAGGCCAGGGGCTTGAGCACTGAAAGCTTCAGCCAAGCCTTTGACCCTATGGTGTCCAGGGCTTATCTGCACAGCTGGCTGACCCTCAATTCCCACAGGTTTGAAGACCACACAGGCAGGAAGCCCACAGGGGCTGAGCTCTATGCCATCCACAATCTGGGCTTTGATGGTTTCCGCAAAGCAAAGTTTGACTTGGCCAATTGTCCGGCCATCACAAGGCGCAAGGCAAAGCTGATCAGATAATCCACCAAGACAAACCCCTTTGGACAAACCACTTTCAAAGTCTTATGCAGCCATTGACCCAGGCTTGGGTGGTGGCATTGCAGTCTGGGTGGATGGGCAGATCACTCTGCACCCTATGCCAGAAGACCAGGCAGAGCTGGCTGACATCATTCCCTTTGGCTGCTCAGTGGCCATTGAGAAAGTCCCACCATTTGTGGGCAGACTCATCCCCAGCAGCGCAGCCTTTAAGCTGGGCAAGTCTGCCGGATGGGTGGAAGGCTGGTGCGCTGGCCGTCAGCACTCAGTCATCCTGGTCACACCCCAGACCTGGCAATCTGGCCTGGGCATCCCCAAGGGGGACAAGAGCCAGAGCCAATGGAAGTCAGCACTGAAGGCAGAGGCCAGCCGCAGACACCCAGGACTCCAGGGGCTGACCCTCAAGACAGCTGATGCGCTGCTGATCCTGGGCTGGCATCTAAAGCACCACTCTAATACATCACTTTAATGGCACAAAAGAAGACACCCAATCCCAAGGCTGAAGCTGTCATCCGGCCAATCGGCCAGACATCTTATGTGATCCTGCCGGACAACACCATTGCCCGGAAACTCAAGCCCACTCTGATCAACGGCCAGGCCAAATGGAATTTGGGTCTGTCTGCTGGCAAGGCAATGCGCATCAGCATTGAGGATGTGGACAGCTATCTGCAAGCCCTGGAGCTGGCCAAGCTCAACAAGACCCAGCCCTAACCCCACTTGCTTTGGTAGCACAATGGCAGTGCGCTTGATTTGTAATCAAGAGGCTGTGGGTTCAAGTCCCATCCAAAGCTCCACTCTTCCACCCACACAATGACCCAGAAAAACAAAGCCCAGAAGGATGACGCAGCCACCCTGCCCATCACCACCATCACCACTGACATCCCCACCCAGGCTGACCAGGACAAGGCCAAAGCCTGGCTGGAGTTTGTCCGGACTCTCAGCCCTTATGAAGCCTTGGTGAAGGCCATCAGTGAATGTGAGAATGTCACTGCCAGCCGCATCAATCCGCATTTCAAATCCCGCTATTTCGGGCTGTCTGATTTGCTGGCTGAGATTAAGCCTGTCCTGGGTCGTTATGGCCTGGCTGCTTTCCAAGTGCCTTGCTCCAATGCTGAAAGAGTCTGGATCAGCACCACCATCATCCACATCTCTGGCTTCAAGTTTGATTGTGGTGAGCTTGGGGTGAATGCTGCCGGACTTAACCAGCAAAATATTGGTTCAGTCTTCACCTATCTGAAGCGTTATGCGCTCAGCACTGT